GATGGTGCTCCAGCAATCATTGCAGGCTACGATCCAGAAAATGGTAAGTTTTTTGTAGGTTCTAAGTCTATTTTTAATAAGACACCTAAAGTCAATTACACTAATGCTGATATCGATAAGAATCACTCTGGTGGACTTGCTGATAAATTAAAGGTTGCCCTTAAAGAATTTCCTAAGATGAAAATGAAAGGTATCTTCCAAGGTGACTTTATGTTCACTCCAGAAGACCTTAAAAAAGAAACTATTGATGGAGAGAAGTATTTAACTTTTACTCCTAATACTATTACGTATGCTGTCCCTATGGGGTCGGACTTACAAAAGACTATTAGTAAGTCAAAAGCAGGTGTAATTTGGCATACAACTTATACTGGTGATACTATTGTTGGATTAAAAGCAAACTTTAATATTAGTCTTAAAAACTTCACCAAACAATCTTCTGTGTGGTTTACTGATACCACGTTCCGTGATACATCTGGTACATCTACGATGACTAAGAAAGAGATGATTTCTATTAAGAAGTTATTATCAAATGCCCATAAAGAACTTGGTATGCTTGATAAATCGTCAATGACCAAGTTATTTGGAAACACATCATTATCAAAATTAGTTAAAGTTTACATCAATGCTCAAGTTAGACAAGGTCAGAAGTTTACTAAGAAACAAGAAGCGGTGTCAACATTTATTGATTTTGTAACAGCAGACTACAAGAAGAAAATTGATAAATTGAAGTCTGAAAAAGGTAAAGAAAAGAAACAAAAAGAATTAGACGGATTCCTTAAAGAACTACGTTCTGGTAAAATGGCAGGAACGTTTGCCCATGCCTTAGAATGGCATAATGCCGTGGTTGATATTAAGATGATGATTGTCAAGAAATTAGAAACAGTAAATAGTATTCCCGCCTTCATTAAGACGAGTACTGGTTATAAAGTAACTGGTCCGGAAGGTTTTGTTGCTATTGATACATTGTCAAACAGTGCAGTTAAGTTAGTTGATAGACTAGAATTTAGTCAAGCAAACTTTAATGCCATAAAAAGTTGGGGTTGATATGAAACCGTTTACGTTTAAAGACTTCTGTTTGTTATCTGAGAAGAAATCACTTAAACCAGTTCCTGGATGTAAGTGGTGTCATCTACGTGATTATAGAAAAGAGTATGATAAGTTTCAATCATCTGATGAAAAGAAAGCATATCGTGCTGAATTGAATAAATATAACAGAAAACATAGAAAACCTGAGCATAAAGGCATGGACGCCTCTCATGTGAATGGTAAGATTGTTGGGTATGAAGAAGCATCAAAGAATAGGGGACGTGCTGAAAAGAGCAGACTTAAAGGGTCTAAACGTAAACCAAGAGAGATTGAAGAAGCAAACTTTGATGGGCATACTGGTAAAGGTTTCAAAAATAAAAATGTTGCATCTCAAGGTGGGCGAACTGCAGGTAGAAACAGACAATCTGCCGCAGGTAAAAAACACCAAGATGCAATGATAGACGCCGCCATTAAACAGGATAAGAAAGCATTTGATAAAGTTGCTAAGATATCTGCCAAAATGAGAAGTAAAATGTTCGGTATGACAATGAAAACTCAAAAAATGTGGTCAGTTGAGAAAGCAAAATCAATGAAAGACGGATCGTATTGGAAGATGCAAGTTAAAGATAGGCATAAACTATGAAAACATTTAGCGAAATGAGAGAAGGATTTAAGATGAAAAAGAGAAACACTGGAGTTGCTTCTCAACCAGACGAGGAAGACTTAAAAGATTTCCTAGATAATTGGAAAAGGTATGAGGGTGCTGATAACTGGCCTAAGTGGGTGATGATGGCAATCGAAAAGCAAGAGGGTGGTCACGTATTTGGAAATAAAGCAAATGTTACTAAGGCAAAGAAAGTTTTTAAAAACCTTGCCTCAGGAAAGATTAAAACAATCAAGATAAACAAAGACGGTGGAATTGACAAAAGTCATTGGAAATAAATGAAAACATTTAAACAACATCTAGAAGAAGCAAAGAATAAACCAGTCGTATTTACGTTTGGTCGGTTCAATCCGATTACAAAAGGACATGGGGCATTAATTGACTTTGTTGTTAAGTCTGCTAAAGGTGGAGAAGGAATGATATTCACTTCTCAAGGTCAAGATGCTAAAAAGAATCCTTTGGATTATAAGACTAAGACTAAGTGGTTGAAAACAATGTTTCCTAAAGCAAAGATTGTTAAAAATACTTCATTGAAAACTCCTTTTGATATTTTAAGATGGTTGTCTGACCAAGGGTATAAGGATGTAACTATGGTTGTAGGTGGTGACCGAGTTGATGAATTTGAAAAACGTATGAGACCATATATTAACCACAAAGACCCTAAGAAGTCTTACACTTTTGATAAATTTGAAGTTATTAATTCTGGTGCTAGAGTTCAAGGTGTATCTGGTACTGATATGCGAAACCATGTTAAAAATGATGATTACGATTCATTCAAAGCAGGACTACCGAAAGGATTATCTGATAAACAATGTGAACAATTTTGGAATGATATTAAGAAAGGGATGAAGTTATGAAAACATTTAGACAACATTTAATAGAAGCAGTAACAGGTCGCAGTCCAGTCCCACGATATAAAAGTAAACTGAAGTGGAAAAATATGAAACTTATTAATCTAAAAGCATACGACCCTGAAGCAGAGTACACATCAGGTAAATATACTATTATTAGAGTAGGTACTCATCTTTCATACAAAAAGTTTCTTATGATAATTAATGGTAAAGTACGTCCATCAGGTCATGGTAAAGGTCACCAAACATATTCAAAATTAGAAATGGCAAAGTTTTACTTTGACGAACTAGAAAAGGAAAAGTAATGAAATCTTTTAAGCAATGGTTAGATGAACGTGCAAGAGCCTCTCAAGGAGGTCACAACGATTCTTGGACTGCCGAATTAATTAAACGAATTCTACCTAAGAAATGGGTACATAAGTTTAAACGAGCAGTACATGCCGAAAGATATAAAGCTGCTTTAAAGATGTATCATGAGATGGTAAGAGCATATAATAGAAATCCTGATGCACAACAGTCTCCTGGCATGATGATTATGAATCCTAAGGGATTAGCAATGGCAAAGGCTGCTCAGGCATTTGGGTTATCTACTAAAGAATTTAAGAAAGTATAGAAACTGAATTAGAAGAATGGGGAATAAACAATCCACCAAAACCAATAAACCCAGATGAGATTACAGAAGAAATTACCAAAGTAGACTTAGCAACTGTCGAAAGGTTTGCTGATAAAATCTTTGCTAAAGTTGGTATTGATGTTGAGTTTACTAGACATTTCTTAGAAAGGGTTAATGATAAACGCAATGGAAAAGGTATTACAGTTGCCGAATTAACTAGGTTATTCAAACAAGCATATAAGAAACACGGTAAGAAGATTGCTAAAATGGGTGATGATGCTGAAGCAGTATTACACGACGCACAAACAGATATTAACTTGCCTTTTGTGTTAAATTATGACCCAAATATGGATGAGTTTGATTTAGTTGCTAAAACCGTTATGAGAAAGAAAGACTTCAAAACTAACGATCCAAAACTGAAAGTATAAATATTATAAATATTGGTAGAATTAAAAGGATATTAAAATGAATACATTTAGACAACATTTAACCGAAAACATGAAGAAACGTGTTGAGAGTTTAGTGAATACAATTGCTCAAGCAGATAACGTTAAAGCAATGATTGCTTGGAACGAATATGAAGATAGTCGTAAGGGTGCTAAATATGACGCAAAGTATTTAAAGAAAGCAAAAGAGGTAATCACTAAATTTAAGATTTCTGTTACCAAATAATATGAAATCATTTAAGCAACATTTAGTAGAACAACAGCAACTTGATGAGAAACTCATCATGCTGAATAACGGCCGTAAAGACGGACAGATTGTATTCTTAGCTGGTGGTGCTGGATCTGGTAAGGGTTTTGCTTCTAAAAACTTTATGGAAATTGAAAAGTATAAAGTCCGTGATGTTGATGAGTGGAAGAAAACTTTCATGGCACTTGCTGATATTATAGATAGTCCTGAAAAATATGCTAAGATGTCAAAGGCTGGTTCATCTATCCCTAAAGGAGAATATTCCGAAATTAAAGGGCTAGACTTAAAGAATCCTAAACACGTTGGCAAACTTCATATGTTTGTAAAGAAACTTAATCTTAAGAATAAGACTTTAGATTTAATGTTGAGTCAATTGAAAGATAGAAAGAAACTACCAAATATTATGTTTGATATTACAGCAAAAGATGCTAAAGATATTGGTCAATTTATGCCTCGTTTATTAAAGGCGGGGTACAACCCTGCTAATATTCACCTTGTATGGGTATTAACTGATTATGAAATTGCTATTAAACAAAACGCAGATAGAGAACGTGTTGTTCCTTCTGATATTATGTTAGCAACCCATAAGGGTGCTTCTGAAACAGTTTACTCGTATGTTACTGGTCAAGGTAAACGTATGGCAATTAATGGTGACATACATGTTATTTTGAATAACAAGAAGAATACTATTATGTTTACTCCTTCAGGCAACGACAGAACTTCTAATATGAAGACGAAAGGTAAAGGTAAAGATAGAAACAAAATGGTGAAGAAAACGAACTCAGCAGTTGTTAAGGACTTTACATACTTGACGTTGAAGAAACGTGGTAAGCCAATGACTAAAGAAGATAAAGTGATGAAGCAATTATACAATTGGGTTGTTGAAAACATCCCTAAGTCTGATTTTCAGAAAGCATTATCTGATACTGTTAAGTAAATGTGTCCAATTTGTTGGACGTTAGCAGTATTAACGTTTTTGGGTTTTGGTAGTGCGACGGTTACATTGTTTGTTCAATCAAACGGTTGGTTGTCATTAAGTTTGATGGTATTCACTTCAATAGTCTTTTGGATGTTGACGTATAAATTAGTAATGAATAAGTGTGAAAAAGGTGGTAAAGAATGCAAATGTCCAACGAAGAATTAGAAGACTTATTAGAATTAGGTCCAGTTCGGTGTACAGTTGATGGAGTATTAAAACAATACACTAGAGACGCAGGCACTGCAGATACATGCAATTGCCATAAGGGTGAAAAGAGTTGTGGTTTTGTTTCTGAGTTGCATTGGAGAGACATGCTGTTGTCGTTAGACACAGAAGAAAGAATTGGTGTTTGGGAAATGCAATCAAATTTGTTTTTCACCATTATACCTGAAGAGATTGATATGATTATTGGACACGGTATCGACGAACCTGAAGAGGAATCGAGTTGTTGTTCTAAAATGGAGTAAGAAATGACTAAAAAAGATTTAGTAAGTAAACTTGACGAAAGTGTTGTTAGATGTATTATTGATGATAAATTGAGACAGTTTACTAGAAATGCGGATTTAAGTGGATTAAACAACGGTATTGATTCTGACGTTTTAACCAACGCTGAAATTAAGAAGCACGACAAAGGCGCTAATATTGGTGTATTTGATTTAGGTAATGGGGTTATGACTACTATTACCAATGCCGAAATGAATAACATATTAGGATATAGTTCTGGTGAATAGTCCAAAAACACCGAGTAAAGAAGAAAAGAAAAGAATTTTAGGTAAAGTACCAACTAGAACTATGACGGATGCCGAATGGGCAGAA